GGTCTTCTTGGTGCTGGCGAGAAGGTCTTCAACGCACAGGCGTTCCGCCCAGTCTGCCGAGTCGATGACGATGGTCTTGTAGTCGGTTGCCTTGGCTTCAGCCAATGCGTCCGTTAGTTGCTTCCACGTTCCGATCTCGCAGCGGTCAACGTCCAGGTGGCTAGTGCCGCCCTCGATGTCCAAGAATAGCGGGTTCGGAAACTTGGCCGCGAATGTGCTTTTTCCTACGCTCTCCACTCCGTAGATGACGACGCGCTGGGCGCGTTGTTGTTTTCCTTTAGTTATTTTCATATGTTTTGGTTTTCCTTTGTTGTTTTAATATCAATCAGATATAATTACATTTTTGACTTTTTTGCATGTTTTTGTATCGAGTTTTATAAGCCAATCCATTGATGCATCGGATGATGTCATTCTTGTTATATTCTCCCCCAAATGGAATTTATGAATTGCAAAACAAACAAATTTATATCTTTCAATATGCTGCTGTCCTCCAGCTACACTTGGATTGTTTTGGTGGAATTTAGCTAAGGCTCTTGATGGTGCTAATGAATCTGCTGGTTGTGATACATTAACAAATTCGTTAAGCATTTTAATTGATTTATCTGGGAATGAATTGTGGTAAATAGCAAAAGGCCCAGTAATATATGCTGGGGTTTTTAATATGCTACCATTTTTGCCAATTTCAACGCATGTGGAAATACTCTCCCCCATTATATTTAAAATCTTATGCGTTTGAGCTATGCTAATACCAAAATTATGATCTGATTTACAGCAAATCAATCCAACTGCCTTTGCACAAGCTGCAACTTTATTTGCATCCTTTATGCCTGACAGAAATAACATTTGACCAACATTCCTGTTTTTCCCAGAATCTAATACCTCGAAAGTATTTAAACTGCCACTTCCAATATTTTGAGATGTAGGCAGTCCAACTGTCACTAGGATTGTGATTGGCAAGTTCGCCATCACGCATGCAGCCAAGAGGTGTTGCCCATCAATTAGCCTACCAGACTCATCGAAAGCAATTCCCTGATGAGTCAAAAGGAATGATTTGTTTTTAATGTCATTTGCTAATTTTTGAACAGTTATTGAGGATAGTGCTCTGTTATTAACATTTTTAGTTTCCAGTATCTCTTTGGCTTCTAATGGCCAAATTGTTTTCAGTTCTACTTTCATATTTATGTTTTCTTATTTTTTGTTGTTGTTCGCTGCGAAAACGGCCACAGCTAATGCCGCCCACGAGTGGGATTTGATGCCGTATGTTGGCCCCGGCTGGGCCTTTGTTCCCTGCGGCCCGATGAGATCGAGCAAGGCTTGTCGCACGTTGGCGTCTTTGGCTCGCATCGTTCCGCAGAGAAAAAGCTTGATGTCTTTTCTAAAAATTAGTTCCACGTCCACTCGTGCCACTTCGATGAATCGTCCGATCCAGACGCACGTTTCAAAGGTCGAAGCACCGACCGCCATGCCGTAGCTGGCGATCATCTCGCAGGCAACTCGGTCGTATTCGCGACCGATAAGAATCTGGCGTATCTCGGCATTTGGAAGGTGACCGTGGTCAACAATCTTTTGTTGGTCGAATTGCACGAACGCGGTGTGAGTCGTTCCTGGATCGAGTGAGAGTATCATTTTTTAATGCCCTTGTTTTTATTTTGTCTGCTGGGAGTGCTAAGACGTCGCAGATGCCTTGGAATGCTTTTGATTTGATGAAATGGATTGCCGACTCCCTATCGAGTTCTTGAGCTTCGTTGAGTTGTCGGCTCAAAAACACCTTCTCGCTTTGTAGGTCGGCAACGGCCTGCTGAATCATCCCGCACAGAAGGCTGCGGGTGAACTCACATTCGGCGTCATGTAGCTCCTCAGCGGTCATTGTAATTAATTCCAAAATTGATTTTGTGTTTCAAGCCCTGGCCTTGTTGTGTGTTTGTAGTTTGACTTTACGCCAACTCCGCATAACTCCGAGCAATTCTTGCATTTCCCTGCAAATGTTCTTTTATTAAACTTGCTCGTTAATGTTTTTTTGCCGTTGAATAAGGTTTTAGAAACATTTACAATGCCATCAATCACAAGTTTATTTTTTAAACTTGGTCTAAATATAGTATCAATCACTGGTTCATTTTTAAATAACTCATTTTGAATTTGGTGCAAATTTAAGCCAGTTTCATTTTTAGTATTAAAATCACATGATACTATTCTTAGGACTGACTTTAAATGCTTTTCCAGTCTTTTGAATTGAGAAATTGATCTATACATTATTTCTGGAGTGTCGAGAGCCGACACGGATGAGTTGATACAAATATTTAAACGGGAAAGCCACTCTATCTGCTGGTCGCTTAAAAGCGTCCAATGTCTTGTAATTATCACTATCTCTTTATTGCAGGTTTTTAATTTGTCTAAAATATTAATACAATGCTGCCAATTTTCAGAAGGATCTCCACTGCATCCTATTCTAATAAACTTGGCTTTTGAATGATTTATTTTTTTTAATATTTCAATTTCATGCCAATATCCATCAAACCCCCTTAAAACTGTTTTCGAAAAATCATATCCGTATAGTTTTGCTGACTTTGCCGCATAACAATCACCATAACAACCCCCTAGTTCATTTCTCATCCCGCTCTCACACCCCATGCTCGTGTCTATGCAATAAACCCCGCGAGAATTAAGGTTTAATGATATTATGTTTGAGTAGCTTTTCATTATAACCTCCCGACTGAAGGGTATAGGTCTTTAATTTTAGTTGGATCACCCTTGTAAGCAACTATGATTTTTTGCTCGCGTTTAGGAAATTTCCTGTAATTTAGTGTCCGTTTAGCATGAGCAAGCCGCGTAAATTCACATTCAAGGTAAATGATTTTATTGTAAACCATTAACCCCTCGTTTTTAAAGAATAACTCATGCTCAGACTCGCAGCAATAATATCCGCCATCTTTATCTCTGCTATCGCCAGTCATTACAACAAAAAAACAATTTTCATTTAATGAATCAATAGCATTTCTATATCCAGAAAAAAGTAAATTTCTAAAGGTTTCATAATCTGGAAGAGTGTTTAATTCACCCTCTGGAGGCTTTCCATCATAATCAAGATATTCCTCCACCTTGTAATATGGAGGGCAAGTAAAAACTAGATCTGATTTGTGGCTCGGTTTGTAGGTCGAACTATCGCTGTGCGTCCAAATTGCTTTCCCCTTTAATTCACCGCATATCAAATTATTCGCATCACATTGGTTTTTTCTAATTTCACTTGATTCGTAATTATATCCATAATGTCCTGACACAAATCCAAATTGGACGCCTCCGCCAAATGGATTGTAAACTCGTTTCCCGTTCGCTGGCATAAAGAAACGAAGGATAACCTCACACGCTACTGGATCTAAAACAGAGGCGTTTCCATTGTGTGATTTTTCTGAGTTTGTTTTTATTATGCCGTCCTCAACTTTATGCGTTGTAAATACAACATTTGACATACCGCTGCTCCCTTGCCAGCAACCGTCACGAGTTGCATACTTTGGATTTTTAACTGATGCCTTTTCACCAGCTCCTTCAATTAGCGCATTCCATTCTCTTTTTAATTTTAGCCATCTTCCGCTTATTGAGTTCCACACATTGCACATTGTAATGTGTGCGAGAAGTTTAAATCTAGCTTGCTCGTCTGAGCCTAATATCATATAAGCATATCCAGACATTTCTAAGTAAGTTCTAAAGCCCATGCTCTCAAAAAATTTAGGCGTTTCAAATTTACTTTTTGGATTTGTTGTAATAAATGCTGGATAATGGTTTTTATTGTGAGAAATAACCTCTGCCGACATTTCTGAATAAAGATCATAAGAGAAGAACTCAGGCTTAATCGTAGATTGAAGCAAGCAAAACTCTTTTATCTCATGGTTGTTTTGAAAAGTGAAAAAGCCAGCGAACTCATCATTGACTTTAACCAGCACCGCAGAATGTATCTGCATATTCTTTCTTGCTGCTCGATATGCTATACCGTCATCAAGTGCTAGTTTTGCCACATCCGCCTCAAATCCTGACCCAATAATCGACTCAAGATAAATAAACTCTTTTTTATCTTCAAATAAATTGCGCTGTTCTGTTTTTTTCATTTTTTATGTTTCCTGTTTTTTGTTTTGCCTTATTTTCGCTCCCTGCGGATTTGGCGGTTCATCCACCAGCGGCGAGACTTTTCGGTCTCGCTGTGGGCTTTCATGTTTCCGAGGACGTAGCCCCCGACGAATGCCGAGGTGATGCAGACTGCGAATAGGATGAGAAAATTGA